CCTTGGCAAAACTACAAATGATTAAATCTATTTTTAAATAACTAAGCTTAGTGTACTTAGTCCTGCCTCTACAGTACTAACATTGTCTCCATTTAGGTTAATGTTGAAATTGTATGCAATACTCATAGATTGTAGTGAACCTCTACTGATAGAGTTGGTTGAAAGATGCAAAGAAACTTCTTCCTTTTCGCTTAAGCTCAGTCTCTCGCACTGTGAAACTTCTGTGCGAACTAAAGTAGCGAAGAGGTTTTTCTTCAATTCTGCTTCTAGGGATGAGATATTTATTGGAAAATAATTGTTGCTTGAGAAGTATTCTATGAGTTGATCTATCATTTCTCCTGAGTTTAACATTATTAAGTCATGAGTATTAGGATCGATTCTATTGATAATTTCTTCTTCTCTGTCTAGATACATTCCCAACAGTCTACGCAATCTTCCAGATATATTTCTAGGTGATGTTTCTAATTGATTTTGAATATTTGCTATATGGACTCTAATCTCATCTAGACTCAATGTCAACAAGGCACCAGGTCTAGATATAGAGTTACTAATGCTACTAATTTCCTGTTCTATTTCTATTATCTCACTAGCCAAATTGTCATCTCTACCTATTGAATACCTACCAGTAGCAATAGTAAAGAATATACCGAGCACACCAGATGAAGACCGAGACTCCAGTATTGATCTTCTGAGAGACTCTTTGTTCATAGTCATATTGATGTGCTCCAAAGGAGAGAAGAATCTAGAAGATGAAGGCATAGTGAAATTCTTCATCATGTCAGATCTGTCCACTAGTTCATAGTACTTATCTGAACTAGTGTCAGAGAACATGTTCATATTAGCTTTCAGTTCTTCTTCTTCAGCAGCACTCAAGTCCACTCCCCACAAGTTTGCAGCATGGTCTTCATCCATCTCAACTTCTGCAGCCCATTCTGCAATTTCTTCATCTAGATTTTCGTCAAACTCATCAGCCATTGTCTCTAGCATTTTATTAAATCTAGACAATACATCATTGCTTAGTGATGAATTGTCTTCATTATTTGTCACACTATCTTCATTAGGAGAATAACCTCTGTCTACTAAGACTTCTCTAATTATCTTCTGCATTCTCTTGTAATCCCAATTATACTTGTTCCTTAATTTGCTATTGTTAAAGTCATCCTTTCTTTTCTGAAAATCATATCTTGTATTAGGGAATGTCGACGTGAGTATTTGCTCAAAGGTAGACATGTGAAGAGAATCACCCCTACTCCATTTGCTGAATACAGGATCATCTATGTCTAATGTTATTCCTGACACCCAGTCCCTATTAGTAATGGTATCTGACAATATGGTAAACAATTCACTTGTAGTGGGATCTCTTGCTCTTATTCTAATATTATTGTTGTTGATATCTACCTGCCAATTCATGTTTGAGGTTTCTTCAGTTCCTACAACTTTCATCTTATGATCTTGATATATAGGAATACCTCTCGGCTCTTGTGAAATCAAAATTCTACCTTCGCTTGTCAACCAGCAGTTTGTAGCACCCTTCAAAGCTATATCTTTTGTAGGCATCACTAATGATGCTTCATTCATAAATTGGTTGATGTGCCACCCTAATGTCACTGTATCATATAGAGCATTTACTACTATTTCTGTACACTTGTTGTTATTCATGTATATTCTGGTTCCTATTCCACATATTGAGCCTTGCCATATTCCAAGGCCCTTTCTAGACGACCCTTTACCTTTTTGCTGTTGCACAAAAGATCCGAGAAGGCCTTTTTTGCTACTTTCTATCTTGTGAATTAAATCTGAATTATTGACTCCCGATAAGACATCTCTCATGATTTTCAGTTTATAACCATGAGATGGGATTTGAGAATAAGGTTTTTGTAAACTCAAGTCCTGTCTAATTAGTGTTTTACAAATTTCTTCAGTAAATTCTCTATCGAACCAAAATGTCATAACAGAAAACAAATTGCTCCTTAACTCTCCTATTTTGTCTTCAAGACTACTAGTTGGTAAAACTAATTTTTTATGAGGCCAGTATATCCTACTCAATGCAAAACTAAGACTTCCGGCTCTTGATGAACTATCATAAAGAACTATTGATCTGCTTCTTGATGACATGCTCTCAAGGAACATCTTAGTTTGCACTACATTCAGATTTAAGTTCCTGGCAGTGGCTTTGAGGCCTTCCAAGCCCCTAGAGTTATCTATGAATGGGAATTTAACTAACAGGTCTGTCCATTTTCTACTGAATTGTCCTTGAGATAAAGAATGAACTCCACTGTCAAACCATCTTCTCTTACACATATCAATCACGTCTACTTCTCCTATAGGCCTTGGTATCACAACCAACTTAACCTTAGAAGTTCTCTTTACATACTGATCTACTATTAGTCCATTCTTTTTTAAGTTATCTATGTCTGAGGCTATTTTGTCATATTCTTCGTGGAAAGGAAATAGTGCAATCCTATCCTCATCTGACTTTACTACCCCCTTAATTGAGTCTCTATGTTTGATCATCAAACTCAACAAAGTGTGCTTCTCAGGTACTAACTGCGTATGAGCCCTTCCCTTATCATCCTTTATCACTTCTTCTACTACACTAGTCTCAGAACTGGAAGAGAAACATTTATTAGTTAGAATGTAAGCAGAAGAGGCAGCCATTCTAAGTAAGGAGGATTTATTCGATATACTTTCTTTTACACCTTTGCTAAACACTTTCAAAACTAGGTTGTGTTGTTCGTCAGTCCATGAGTTAGACCTGCTAAACAAAATTGCAGGATCATTTTCAACTGCTTTCACAGCTTCGTCTAGTGGTTCTAGGTTCATTCTCTCTAGAACTCTATAAAATACAGACATCTTAGAAAACTTTAGTCTAACCGATGACATGTCTTTTGACTTCATCCAAGATGGAAGATCCTCGGGAGAGTAATCCATTTCTGCTTCTGAATCTCCTAAAACTCTTAGATTAGTACCGAAAGACGTTTGCTTGTAGAGCCTGTAGAGTTGGAACTCCACACCAGGAACACCACAGCTAATGTCTTCATCCATAGGGAAGAAACCATGAATTGGTTCTGGATTTTCAAGTAATAATTCCAGGTATCGAACTTTTATGTCTGAGTTCCTTCTAGTTTGCAATCCCATCAAAATGTAGTGCATAGTAGCTTGAAACAGTTGGATCACTGAACATTCTAGCGTAGATGCTCCACCAGTTAAGCACTCAGTGATCATGTTATTATACATCCTGAATCTATCTATAAATCTTTCTGTCACTGAAAGCTCCTGACTAGCACTCACCCACCTGAAGGTAGGTTTAATTATCATGTGTCTTACATGCCATTCTGAATTGTATTCAATGAGATCATGAGTTCCTATTGAACTCTTGGCCTCATTGCAGAAAACTGAGAGGTAAGGAGAGACTCTTTCCTTCCACAACAGCAATCTTTTTAGCAGCTGCATTGTCCTTAGTGTAGGTCTCCCTGGTACTGAAATCATTGCACCAGAGTCATCGCTACCTTGACACACTGTGATAAGAACTTTTTCTATGCCTAATCTGCCTTTACAAGCGCTGACCATCACTTGCTTCATAACTTCTTGAATCATTGTATGATACAAAGAGCTTGTGGTGTGAAGTATACCTTGGAACATGCCAGAAATGACTTCAATCAAGTTGCCTCTAGGATTTACAAACATTCCTTTTCCCTCTTCAAACTCTTCTTTGAATCTCATGTAGGTCTGGTTGTCTGTTTTTAATTTCATATTCGCTGATAAACTTGATGCTTGTTTCAAAGGGAATGATAGTCTTTTCCTTGGCCATAGTGATAGAGCAGTAAGTGTGAATTCTCTTAACTCATCAGGAAGAATCTTTTGGAACATAGCTGCAAAATGACTAGCATGGTGGAACTGACACCATGTGGTAGCATCAGCAGATTTAGATACAGTTGTGAAATTATTCCCAAACAACTCTTTAGATTTTGCATAATGATCCTTTACAAAAGAGCCTTTTGTTTCAGGATTTACTGTTGTCTCAGAAGGAAAGTAAGAGCACACAGTTCTTGACACTAACTCTATAAAAAACTGGATTATTCTAGCCATGAATTCCAGCACATGAATTTCTCTTTCTCCACCATGCTGGGATTTGTCAAATTGATCACTGTCAAAGTAACCCTTGTCAAGAAGTTTCTTCAGGCACCAAGGTGCTAGCTGGCTAAGGTGTGTTATCGATGTCTTAGTCTCAGTTTCATAGTTTTTTATGATTTGGGTCATGGATTCCATGCAAAACGGTCTTTTAAGAATCTCCTCAGGGAAATCTTTTTTCAATTTCTGAAAGGTCTCTTCTGTGCTTGTTGAACCCAGAGGTATTTGAACATCTTTTGAGTGATCTCTTGAAGAAACTTTAAGGGTAGCTAGATCACTGAAGTTAGTTCTGGAGACTGCATATATATAATCATTCATAATCTTGGTCTTGTATTCTTTACCAAACTTGTTCTCAAGCAAATCTGAAAATGCTGAAGAAAAAAACTTAATTAGTGGCATGTTGGTTTTGAACTCAGTGTAAACTTCACCTCTTGTAAATATGCTTCCTTGAACGTTATCTCTAAATTTTTGCTCCTGCTTAATAAGTTTTGTAAGCACTTTAAAGGTCTTATCTTTTCCTGTGTTTCTCTCTTTTGAGACAACATATCCAAAGTAGAACTCATTCACTTTACTGTGCAATGTTATAAAGCAATCGCTAAAGAGGGATTTGATATTCATGTAATCGTATAGTATCATGTCTTCTCCTTGTCTCGGTGATTTAGTGATGCTGTTGGTATCATAGTAATCAATTAACTGTACTGTCCTTTTAAGGTAATATGCTGTTAATCTCGATCTGAGTACCTTTGGGAACCTGTCTATAAATATATAGGGAGATTTTCCTACATCTTCTAGCAATTTCATGAACAAGTATCTCTGAGAAGTTATCAATTCTTCTGCATCTGTCTTATTATTGCAGTATAATAGTAAGATGTGAGGAGCACAGTCTCTACTATACTTAGAGTAGTTCTCCATGTCCGACTCTGAGCTGTTCAATAACTCCACAAGACAAGAGCCCATATAAGGACCAAATTTTATGAAGTGTTCAAGCTGTGAATTGTCGAAAGAAGCCCAGTCTGTAAATAAGTGTGTTCGGCTCTCATAAATTTCAGGTCCTAGCCTGCCCCTGTCCCATAGTTTTGCTCCATGCTTAGGAAAAGCAAAAGACACAAACATGGTACTCTTCGGGTTGTACATCAATGCATAAATTCCAAAGCCCATATCTTTTAATAAGAATTCATAATGGAAAGTCCAGTGCTTGTAAGCATAAGACATCTCTAAAAACATATTTGTCATCATCATAGAATATTTCATGAAATCAGTCTTTAGCAAATTGTTCCAAAGTTCTAAGGACATGTTGATGTCATTTGGACAGCTGATGCCTTTAGAACGCTCTACAGCTGTTTTGAGTAAATATGACATGAATTGATTAGGATTTCCGTCACTGTGCAACAAGTCTGCTTTTACAAATTCTTCTATATCATCTGTATTTACCAAAGGATGGAAACTTAGCTTAGATGTTACCCTGTGGTCTTTAACATTTTCATCGTCTGCAAATGCTTTGCCACCTACCCCACTCAAAGCAGCTACAGCCTTATCTTCTTGACTAAGGTTAAGTTTTGATAGCATTTGTCTCTTGGTTTGATGCTTCAAAATGGACTGCTTGTTCTCTAGCACTTCTTCTAGCTTGGTTTCTTGTGTTTTCTTCCTTGGTGAAATCAAAGCTTCTACCCACATCCTCTTAAGAGTGTCGTTACCATCTAAACAACCGTCAATGTCACCAGAATCTCTCCCAGGTAATAGAATTGGTACATTGCTCACTCTCTTCAGATCACTTCTAGTGTTGTCTGATGTGAATTTCGACATGTATAATTCTAAGTCTTCTTTGGATGCATTATGAATGTTCTGTGTGCTTTCAAACTGTGTCAACAATATTCTTGCTGCAGAGATTGATTCAGAGCTAGTTAAATTGGTGGAACACTCTTTTATTTCTTTACTCACATACTTATATTTGTCTTCGAGAATAGGACACTCAGGAGTATTGCTGAACATTAATTTTGCTAATCTCTCCAACTCGTTATATTCATCATTTGTTATATCTTCTCCAAGCACTTCTAAAAGCTTCGCTTTCATCGATTGCACCATTCTCATTCTCTGTGTTAGCACATCTACCATATTTTGACTGATAGTCAGGTTGGTGAAGACCTTTTGAGGAGAAACCACTAATACAAAAAACTTTGCTTTGACTCTCTCTAAATCGCCATGATATTTAGCAACTTTATCTGAATAAGAATTGATTATTGATTTTTGATTGTCTGTCCCACATGTGGCCAGCTCTAGCACACATCGCGTCTCTTTTATAATATAGTCTGGGGTGAGCAAGCCTACCGGACCTTCAATGCCTAGACTGAGCAGTTTGGCATCTGTTTTATCCTGCCAGCAAGAAGATACAAAATCATGCACAAATGCTTTCAACTTCTGATCATGTCTTTGGAATTCGGCTGTGTATTCATTGAGAGACAGCTTTACTAGAGAGTTTGTCTTATCATATGTGACATCATAATTTGTATCAGGCATAGGAGCTTCAGAAACATACAGGAATGGTTCTCTAAGTTCATACTCAGTAGCAGTAGACTCATTCAAAATGAGATTTCTTACAGAAATGCTAGAGCCTATCTTGTTAGAGTATAGGGTGAATCGTATTAAAGAATACTCCCGGTAACAAGAACTAGATGCACAGCAAAATCTCGGGCATTCTGTTACCTTTGGAGGCCTTAAGCTATTTGAATAGCTTTTGAAGAAGAACTTGCACTTAGAACACTCCCCCAGGTTCACAACAGTTTGGCTCTGACTTGGAACACTATCTCTCTGGATGTGAAGGAATCCTCCAGGCGTAGTGGGCGGAACCACGTGTGCTGAAACTGACTTCCCACTTCTGTTATAATAAGCGTTGAATGTGCAAGCAAAGGGTAGCAAACCTAATTCTGAAATTGCCACTTTCCTATGTGTTGGCTCGAAAGCCATCAAGTAACACATGCCATCAACTTGAGAAACATAATCATCACACATCAGCTCGCAGTTTTCATCAACATAATTATGGCCACACATGCTTGTTGTGTCTTTCATTTTTTTC